TCATGCAAATCACAATAAAATGGTTCGAGCTGGCACAATTGAACAAGATCCTGCAAACTTTTTTAATGGATTTGCAAATGACTATGAACAAAGAATTGAAAAAGAAATTGAAAATTTAAAAACAGGTAGAGAAGGACCAGCCGGACAAAGAAAATTAGTAGCATTAGAACAATGGAAAAATAATTATTTTGCAAACAAAGATAAAATTCAAGCATGGTATAGTTTATGGCTAAAACTAACAGCAATCAAAAATACACTCTATCAAAAACTAAAAAACATTAAAGCCATTGATGCTTTTGATCAAAACGGCGAAGAATATGTTGTTAGAGATCAAGAAGGTTTTGTTGCAGTAGATCATGTTGGTAATGCAGTTAAAATTATTGACAGATTAGATTTTTCAAGAAAGAATTTTGCTAAAGAAGGACTAAATTTAAATTTATTAAATCAACTCACTGAAAGTCGTGCATTTAGAACAAGACAAGATATAGGCCAACACACAGCATCGCAAGTTGGTGAACTTGTATATACATATATTTTATCTTTATTGGTTATGTATTATGAATACAAATACAAAAAAATGTCACAACAATATTCCAGTAGAACTTTAAGTTATAATAATTTTGATTTTTTTAGAACAAATGGAACTGATTTATATTTGTTAACACATAGTCTTTTTGGAACTGGATCAATTGTGCAGTTTGCTGATGAGGTAGCAAGTAAAAAATATATAGAAAGATTAAGTAAAAACTCTTTTACTTTGAAACAAATTTTAGTTGAACTTAAAAATGATTCATTAAAAGATGTTCCAAGATTTTTAATTCGACTTGAAAAAGAATTGTCAATATCAAACTCTAAACTTAAAAAATCTAGAAGATTAATTAGTGACTATAGAAAGTTAAAGCAAAAAGAAAAGTATAATGTAATTATACATTTGCAACAATCACTTCGAAACCGTGCACCACGTAGTGAACTATACAGTATTTTACAAGATATGATTAAAGAAAGACAGTTAGCAGACAAGTATAGGTCTCAACAAAATTTACCAAAAAGAGTTGCCACCGGGGCAAAAACTAGTTAATATGTATTCGTACAATTCGTTAAAAAACACCTATATTCAGCTGTCTGAGTCTTTAGAAATTTATAAATTATGCACAACAATTCCTTTATCATATAACGAAGTTACAGAAACAGATAGTGAAAAAGATTTTGATCATGTTAAACAGTTAATACTAATGTATGATAAAATACTGTTTTTTACACAACCAACACAGTCTTTGAAACACAAAAATTGCTATGAGTTTATATTTGGTGTGTCACATGTGAATTTATTTGCATACAAAAAAAATGAAGTAGGAATATTACAAAATCGGTTAGATGATTTGATTTTGTTTGGTGGAATATTAAATACAAAAGGAGTAAATACAAATACATGGATTTACAAATTTAAGGAGTAATAATGGAGCAAAAAACCAATCAGATACCAGAATCAAATCAACATAGTAGTTTAGAAGCTTCAAATCTTGAAGTTCATGTGGCTTTGAGTCGTGAAAGACACGAAGAAATTAATGCACGGTTTGATCGTGCTGAAGCACACATGGATAAAATTGAAGAAAAAATGGAAAAAGGTTTTAGCAAAATTGAAAAAATAATCATGTGGACTGCTGGTACTATGTTTTTTACTCTAATGACTATACTATTAACAACAGTGTTTGGAAGAGTTGTCTAAATGAAAATATTTGAGATTATTGAAAGTACTCCACAAATATACGGAAAATACAAACAGAGTGTAAAACGAAAGTATAGATGTCAAAGTGGTCCAAGAAAAGGAAGAATAGTTGCTGACCCAAGCACTTGTTCAGCACCACTTAATATCAAAAAAAGACAAAGCATGAAAGCCACTCGAGCCAAATTGGGTGGAATACAAAAACAAAGAAGTTCTTTGACTAAAAAATATAACCCTTCTAGCAAAATTGCTAGAAAGTTAAATTTACAAGTTAAAAAATCTAGAAAAGCCAAACCAAGGATATTGAAAAAATAATGTTAATCAGTGATTTAATTGATGTAACTGAAGCCAAAATGATATTTGGTAGAACCGGTAAAAAGGTTGTTAAAAAATATCGTTGTAGTTTTGGCCGTAAAAAAGGAAGAATAGTTTCAAATCCAAGTGTATGCTCTGCGCCTTTAGATATTAAAAAACGTATGACTATGAAAAAAATGAAAGCCAGAATGGGTGCTAGATTACAAAGAAAAATTAAATTTACAAAAAAATACAATGCGGCATCTAGAAGAGTAGCCGCTTTGAACAAAGCCAGAAGATAATAAACATGTCAGATTTTAAAAAAGATATTCAAAAACTTGCTGAAGACTTAGACAAAAAACAATTAATAAGTCAAAAAATCAGTAGACTTACCGGATATCCTGAAAAGCAAATTCTTGATAAACTATCAACATTAAGTTTAGGGGATTATTTGAACTTGATTTCTAGCACAAAATCAAGTAATATAGAACATATAAAAGATATATTAGACATGGAAAGTACTGGCAATGAAAACAGCATATAGCACAAGCAAACAAAACAAAGATAAACCTTACCCACAATATTCAACTGCTAGAGAGGCATTAGAGCATTTTAAATTTGCTATGGTATTGTATAGACATAATCGTTTACCTGAAAGTTATATTCAACATATTAAAAATGAGATTTCTAGATTTGAACAACTCAAAGATGATAACAAACAAAGAATTCATCAAACCAAAGCCGCACTATCCAAAATTGATTCATTAGTTGAAACTGCTGTCAAAAGAAATATAAACAACAAAGATTTTACCACAGCACTCACAACAACCAAAGTTGATGATGGTGTTATAATTGACAAGTATTTGATAAAATTTGATGATTATGAGATACTGTATAACATCACTGATTTACAAGCAAACAAAAAAGTGTATTATAACATATATCTCTATGAAATAGCATACTTACTGGTGTTAAATTCAATAGAAGGATTAACAAAGTCTGCTCCTCAGAATAAAGAATTATTGTCACAAAATACTCAATATGAGCAAGTGTCTAACTCTATTAAAGAACTCAGACACAAGTTACATGATAAAAACACAGAAGAATCTGAAATATTAACAACAAAATCACTAATAAATAAGCTAAAAGACCAGATTAAAGTGATTAAACAAGTGGTTAATGCACAATACAAACACAAGATAAATGCCAATCAAGCATAAATAAAAATGTATGAAATTAAATGATCTACAAACACAATATGAATCTAAAATTTCCAGAATAAATCGCTGGTTAGAAGAAACATACGGCTTTAAAGTATTTGACCAAGTAGAAGTTGAAAAACTATATCAAGTCAAATCAGAACTAGATGCACAAAGAGAGCAACTTAAACACAGCTTGCCTTTTAATTCGTATCATCAACATCCTGAGTATGCTAAAAACATTTTACTCAGTGAAGCAATTGTACTAATGATAGGACAAGTGCCAGATGAAATGGTTGATCAGATGAAGAATAAAGATAATGACAACTGTGGTTGCGGTGAAACACCGTGCGGTTGCGGAAATGCACATGGCGAAGAATCACCAATATCAGGTGATGAAGAAATGGGCGAAAGCACAGAAGTTGTTAAAGAAGCTGATGATTTAGAAAAAGCAGAAACAGTTTTAGCAAGTCAGCAATTAGTAGATGAATTTCAAGGAATGATTGAAGACCTAGGTAAAATGCAAAACGAAACACTAGGTGCAATTGTTGACAAAATGACATACGAATTTGGTGCAGATGCGGCATCACAGTTTAACACTGCAATGAACGATACACTTTCAGCAATGCTAGACAGTGCTAGACAAGCCAAAGAACAAGCACAAAACGAAGTATTAAAAATTCAAGGTGAACAGCCAGCTTCAACAATGGATACTGATGATGCAACAGATGATGTTGATGATTTAGATCTTGATGGACAGGATTCACTAGAATTAGATTCTCCAGACAGTGATCAAAAAACTGCTGGTGATGATTCAGCATCAGGTCCGGTAGATGAACCACTTGGCAGAGCCAAGAAATCATAATGCGTATCAACGAAATTACTGAAAACTATGTAGATAAACTCCAGGCAGATGTTATGAATCTGTTAATGAGTATGTTGGCATCAGGAGAAACTGAAATACCAACTGACAGTCTAGTTAAAGAATTAAATCAATTAGGCTATAGTGTGACTCCCAATTCTTTAGCAGATGTTGTAAAAAATATGAAACTGGTTAAAAGTATTAATCAAGACAAGATTGTTTTACAACAAGATCATAACTTGACACAATATTCAAAAGATGCTACAATGGATAATGAAAAAACAGTTTCAAAACTGGCTAAAAAAACCATTGATAGAGATCTTTAAAAGTGTCATTACTAGTAGAAAAATTTCCATATAAAAATTTTAAAAGAACCACAATAGAAGGTAAAAGATATTACGTAGGTGAGGATAATAATCCAGTACCAAGTGTAACTACAATTCTGAGTGCTACCAAAGATATGACAGCACTCAATCAGTGGAAGAAGCGAGTAGGACAAGCAGAAGCACAGCGTATTGTGACTGAGTCAGCAAACTTAGGAACAGTTACTCATCAGCATTTAGAAAATTACATCACCGGCGAACCTCGCCCCACCGGCGGAAATCTTGTTTACCAACAAGCCAAGCAACTCAGTGATATTATTATTGAAAATGGAATGAAGGACATAAACGAAGTATGGGGTATTGAACAGCATCTTTGTTTTCCTAATTTATATGCCGGCACAGCAGATATGGTATGTGTCTATAAAGGTCAGCCTGTTATTGGCGATTTTAAAACTTCTAGAAAAGTTAAAAAACGTGAATGGATTGAAGATTATTTTATGCAATGTGCCGCTTATGCGTTAGCACACAATGAAGTGTATGGCACAGATATTCAAGCCGGCGTAATTTTTATTGTGTCACACAGCGGTGAATACCAGCAGTTTTTAGTAGAAAAAAGCGAATTTAACCGTTATATAGACATGTGGCTTGACAAAGTAGAACAGTTTTACAAAATCGCTAAATAGTAATGTTAAGGTAAAAACAAATGACTACTACATATGTAAGATTAAAAAACAGAAGAGGAAACAAAGCTGATCTGCCAACACCTCTTGCTGAAGGTGAACTAGGGTTTGCTCTTGATACTAGAGAGCTGTATATTGGCGGTGGAAATCAAGATTCTAAGAATCGTATGGTGCAGGTTAATAATTTTTTAAATGCACAAAATCATACACAGAGCGATATTAATACTAGATTAGTTGTTTTTAAACTTGCTGAAACTGAAAGTGTTGTTGGTGATGGTACAAATTCAAATTTGTCTATTCTGAATTCTAACACACCACTTTCACTGCCAAGTACAAAATCAACACCAGTACTTGCCGAAAATGTAGTGGTTACTAAATTTAATATCAATAATATTCCAGAAACGATTAGTAATACAATTTACACTGTTAGTACCGCCGGAACAGACTTACATATTGATTTAACATCAACTAGTATTCCTGAAGCTAATTCGGTAATAGTAGTGTCAAAATGGACTACTGATGAAATTGTATCAGAAATTGCTAATGCAGTGCCTTCAATTGAAACAGATCAATCATCTGCTAACAACCAACTGTATATTGATTTAACCACAGGCACTGGTTGGATTGATGTTGGTGCTACCGGCAACCAGGCCAGTGTAATCAGTGCTGTATCAAATTTGGATATCATTGCATCAGCCGATACTAATACCAATTTAAATATTTTAGGATCTATTTCAGATTTACCTTACAGTAGTAGATCAATTGAAGTTGATGGAAATCTTTTAGTTGATCTAGATTCACCACAACAGGCAGTAAATCTTGTGACATTTTTAAATGCTTCACAAGGAGTCAATGAGTCTACGGTTGCTAATAATATTAAAATTTTTACACAAGATTCAAGACCATCTTTTGAAAACAACGTTTTTGTTAATGAAAATTCTTTATTAAAATTAACTGCCACTGCTAACGCAACAACCAATTTGATTTCCTTTGATGTGTCTGATACGGATACAATGTTTTTTGACTACAGTATTCAGTTTGGATCAGACAAATCAATAGGAACAATGAGAGTAATTACAGACGGTTCAACTGTGTCATTTGTTGATGACAGAACAGATATCAATGACACATCAGATATAACTTTCAATTCAAGAATAAGTGGTACTACAATTATTGTTGAGGCAATAAATGCAAACGTAACCACAGATGCTAGAATAAGTTACATATTAAAACGCTGGTTAACTTCATAAATCTGTAGATAATTATTTTTTATCCACACGATTATTGATAAATTACTCAGAAAAATTGTTGACAATGGCGCTGGATAGCTGTACAATTAAAAATAAGGAATTGAGCTAATAATGAACAAAGAAAAAGAACTATATATTGTTAAAAGAGACGGTCGTAAAGAGTTTCTTGATATTAATAAAATCCACAAAATGACAGAAGCCGCATGTGAAGGCTTATCAGGAGTATCATCTTCTCAGGTTGAAATGAACTCCGGATTACAATTCACAGATGGAATGACAACGGATGAGATTCAAGAAATTTTAGTTAAATCTGCAAACGATTTAATTGACTTGCAAAATCCAAATTATCAATATGTAGCGGCAAGATTGTTGCTTTTTAGTTTGCAGAAACATGTGTTTGGTAAATTTATGCCTACTGAAGGTCATGTACCTTTGAGATATTTTGTAGCAACAAACATTGAAAGAGGTGTATATGACAAATCAATTTTATCTAAATACACAGACGATGAGTGGAACAAAATTAACAGTTATATCAAACACGAAAGAGATTTAAATTTTACCTATGCTGGTTTAAGACAGGTAGTAGACAAGTATCTTGTACAAGATCGTAGTTCTGGTAAAATATACGAAACACCACAATACATGTATATGATGATTGCAGTAACATTATTTGCTGATTATCCGGTTGATCAGAGACTACGATATATCAAAAAATACTACAATGCTATTAGTCAATTTAAAATTAATATTCCTACTCCGGTAATGTCAGGTGTTAGAACACCAATGAGGCAATTTGCTAGTTGTGTTTTAGTTGAGGTTGATGACACATTACCATCAATTTTTTCTAGTGACATGGCCATAGGTAGATATATTGCACAAAGAGCCGGTATTGGAATCAACGCCGGAAGAATTCGAGGTATTAACTCTAAGATCCGAGGAGGTGAAGTAGCACATACTGGTGTGGTACCATTCTTAAAAAAGTTTGAAGCCACAGTAAGATGTTGCACACAAAATGGTGTACGTGGTGGTAGTGCTACTGTTCACTTTCCAATATGGCATCAAGAGATACAAGACATTTTAGTTTTAAAAAACAACAAAGGCACAGAAGATAATAGAGTTAGAAAACTAGACTATTCAATTCAACTCAGTAAATTATTTTATGAAAGATTTTTAGAAGGCGGAGACATCACATTGTTCTCGCCGCATGATGTACCAGATTTATATGATGCTTTTGGTACTCCAGAATTTGACGAGCTGTATTGCAAATATGAACGTAGCAAAAAAATTGATAAAAAAACTATACCAGCACAAGAACTATTTGGTGACCTTTTAAAAGAAAGAGCAGAAACAGGTCGTATCTATATTATGAATATTGATCATGCTAACTCGCATAGCAGTTTCCAAGACAAAGTAAACATGTCAAATCTTTGCCAAGAAATTACTTTACCCACAGTTCCGGTACAACACATTGACGGAGATGGTGAGATTGCATTATGTATTTTAAGTGCAATCAATGTAGGAACTCTAAAAGATTTATCTGAACTGGAAGAGCTGTGTGATTTGGCTGTAAGAGCTTTAGATGAAATTATTGACTATCAACAGTATCCGGTAAAAGCCGCAGAAATTTCTACAAAAGCCAGACGTAGTTTGGGTGTTGGTTATATTGGCCTAGCACACTATCTTGCTAAAAATCAAGTCAAATACAGTGATGCTGAAGCACTACCTGTAGTGCATGAGCTTACAGAAGCATTCCAGTATTATTTGATCAAAGCATCATCAGAGTTGGCTAAAGAAAAAGGCAAATGCGAATATTTTGATAGAACCAAATATGCATTGGGTCAAATGCCAATTGACCATTACAAAAAAGAATTAGATGAACTTTGTAATACCAAATTAAAACTAGATTGGAAAAGTCTTAGAAAACAAGTAGCAGAAACAGGTCTAAGAAATTCTACTCTAAGTGCTCAGATGCCTTCTGAAAGCTCAAGTGTTGTATCAAATGCAACAAACGGAATTGAACCACCTAGAGGATATTTGTCAGTTAAAAAATCCAAAAAAGGACCTTTAAAACAAATAGTTCCTGATTATGCTAGACTAAAAAACTTTTATACACTGCTTTGGGACATGCCATCAAACGATGGGTATATAAACATTGTTGCTGTGATGCAGAAGTTTTTTGATCAAGCCATTTCGGGTAACTGGAGTTATAATCCTACGCACTTTGAAAACAACGAAGTTCCTATGAGTGTGATGTTTAAAGATTTGCTTACAACTTATAAACTAGGATGGAAGACAAGCTATTATCAAAACACATACGATTTTAAAACTGACGCCAGTGTTGAAGTTGAAGAAACACCAATACAGAATGCGGCAGACGAATTTGCAGAAAATCCTCAGTCAGAAGCAAACGTGAATGTAGAAATAGAAACAGATGATGCATCATGTGATGCTTGTGAGATATAAATAAACGCTATGAGTAAAACCATTTTTAACAGAAAAGATGTTGACTTTACTAAAGAGCCTATGTTCTTTGGTGAAGACCAGAATGTACAAAGATATGATATTTTTAAATATCCAGCATTAGACAAACTCAATCAAACAATGTTGGGATATTTTTGGAGACCAGAAGAAGTGAGTCTACAAAAGGACAGATCAGATTATGCTAATTTTCGTCCGGAACAAAAACACATATTCACATCTAATTTAAAATATCAAACATTACTAGACAGTGTACAAGGCAGAGGACCGTGTTTGAGTTTTTTACCTTATGTATCAAATCCAGAACTAGAAGGTTGTATAATCACTTGGGATTTCTTTGAAACAATTCATTCACGTAGTTATACACATATCATGAAAAATGTGTATGCTGATCCTAGTGAAGTGTTTGACACAATTCTTAATGATGAGCAGATTATCAAAAGAGCTATTTCTGTAACTGAAAACTATGACAAGTTTAGCAAAATGGCAGAAGATTATTTTGTCAAAGGCAAAGGCGATATCAAAGAAGTTAAAAAACAGTTGTACCTTGCTATGGTTAATGTAAACATACTTGAAGGTTTGAGATTCTATGTGTCATTTGCTTGTACGTTTGCGTTTGGTGAATTAAAACTGATGGAAGGTTCAGCAAAAATTATTTCGTTAATTGCTAGAGATGAATCACAACATTTGGCACTGTCAACACACATTATTAAAAACTGGCAACAGGGTGATGATTCAGAAATGAAAAAAATTGTCAATGAAAACAACGACACAGTGTACAACATGTACAAGCTCTGTGTTGAAGAAGAAAAAGCCTGGGCACGACATCTTATGAAAGACGGTTCTATTATTGGTCTTAACGAAACTTTATTAGACAGATATGTAGAGTTTATTGCAAACAAAAGATTAAAAGCAATTGGTCTTGATCCAATTTTTGATCAGCCAGTAACACAAAATCCATTACCATGGACACAGCATTGGTTAAGCAGTGCTGGATTACAAGTTGCACCACAAGAAACTGAAGTAGAGAGTTACATTGTTGGTGGTGTCAAGCAAGATGTAACTAAAGATACATTCAAAGGCTTCAAACTCTAATGTATCTGGAATGGATAAAAATCTCAGAACAGCAAGAACTTGATTCTATACGTGAAGCAAGAAGACAAACAAGAAAAACTAAACATATGCAGAAACGCAAAGGCAGGATTGATCCAAGAACAAATCGTCCTGGGAAAAGGAAATAACTATGATATCAAAAATTTATAACAATAATGAAATAGTTACAATAAAACTAGGTTCCGGCGAAGAAATTATTACAAAAGTTGTTGATGATAACGGTCAAGCAATGATAATTTCAAAACCTATTGTGCTAGTGGTAACACCAAAAGGTGCCGCTATGACACAATTTTTAATGATGCAAGACATGAACGAAACAGTTGAGCTTTCAAAATCTCAAATTGTTTGCATTACAAAAGCAAACAAAACAGCATCAGATCAATACATACAGACTACAACAGGAATTAAGCCAGCAGTGTCTATTCCTACTCCAGAACAAAACTGGGGACCATCTTTTGAAAACAAAGTCAGTACTTAAAACAGTACATAAATAACTGTATGCCAGCAGTAGCAAGATTAGGTGACACATGTACAGGACACGGATGTTTTCCGCCTAGAGCCAACACAGGTTCAAGTCCAAATGTGTTTGCTGATAATATACTAGTTCATAGACAAAGTGATGCATGGGCAACCCATTGTTGTGTAGTTTGTCATGCTAGTTCGTTGGCCGCAGGATCAGGTTCGGTATTTGCTAACAATTTACAGCTTGGTAGAGTTGGAGATCCTGTTGCATGTGGCAGTTCAGTAGCCACAGGTTCAGGTACAGTTTTTGCAGGAGGGTAATAATGGTAAGAAGAACAATATCAGGAATTGGATTTGATAATTTTAATTTTCCAACAGACATCACTGCTGTCACAACACCATTGACTGATGTACAAGCAGATCTAATAAACACCGGTGCCCTTGATCAAGTTCAATATACAGATCCTTTTGGTAGAACGTCAACTGCTTACAAAGGGTTTCAAAATCCTCATGCACAGCAAGTTTCAGAAATTGCAAGTTTATTAAATGATTCTAAAAAAGATTTACCAGATGGCTGGAATGCTCCTTATGGTTCACGAACTCCGGTACCGGCTTCGGTTTTAGGTACAAGTTCAGATCGTGTGCTAACAGATGCTGAAATCAATGATATTAATTTTGTTGATGATGTGTTGAAAGATTTTACGTATCTAACTAATAGACAAAGCGGAATGGATATTGCAGAGCAGTTGACATCACCATGGTCTATGTTTGGTAATTCAGCATATGGATCTGTTTATTCTTTACCAACTACACCAGGGTTTCCAGGAGGAGTTTCTGTACCAAACATTGGCGGTCTTTTAAGTGCCAGCTCAGCAGTTAATAGACTGGCAACACATTTAACCAATGTGCCAGATACAGGGCCTTGTGCTTTGATTGGCGATGTTATGGAAGCCTTAATGAAAGGTGCAGAAATACTTGCACAAATTCTTAACAAACTCAAAGAAGTATTAGGTTTTCTAGCAAAAATTTTAGGAATATTGGCTCTTGTAAAGTTATTAGCAGATCTAATGAAAAGAAATTTAGAAAATATTGGTAAAACTATAGAAATGCTAAAACAGTTAGCATTGGCTGGTTTGTTAGAACAATTGATGAAAGATCCATGCATGAGATATATCATTGAATCTGTAATTTTAACAGCAGGCACGGTAGAAATATTAAAAAGAACCAATATTTAATTGACAAATCCTTAAATAGTCGTATAATTACAATTACAATGTTGAAGTTGTCATAATAGATTATGCGGACCTCGGGGCAGTACCGAGCAGGTCCACCATAAACACATGGGAGTAGCAAATGCAAGGAACAAATAGACTACCACGCAAACCCATGACAAGTGGTGATGAATACGATGTGTTAACCAAAGCACGAAAGTTTTATTGTTATACACAAAGACCCAAAGTTTGTAAAAAGGTCAAGAAAGCATATAACAAAAAAGAACGCAAATGGTTAGATCGTGTGTTTATGATGGGCCTGAACTAGGATCGACGGTAATTTAAAAGGCAATGGAGTTGTTGGTAGGTGACGACCATAAATCGCACAAAACTATAAATGCAGATGAAAATCTAGCACTTGCGGCCTAATTAATTAGGCAGGCGGGGTTGGCAACTTACCTGGCAACAGAAAAGTTGCATTTAGGATTTTAAAAATATGCAAGAAATATTATCACACAGTTTTCCTAGCAAATATGAATACAACATAATTGACGGAAAACTTAAATTAAAAACCAGAACAACATATTTTAATGAAGGACAAATTTGGAAATTTAAAAACACTCGGCTAGGATATTTGTCAATTGCTAAAAATATGTCAACTAGTTTTCTTGAATTTGCACATGAACAGCAGATTTTAGAAAACTATTATGAATATGCTGAACAGATAAATCAAGATAAATCAGTTGATACTGTTTTGGCTTTTATGAGAGATCCTACTTATAGGTATGTATCTGGTTTAACAGAATACATTTGTATGAAATTTGGTAAAAGCATAGCTGACATGAAAAAGCAAGTGCTGGTTGACATTATACAAACACTGATATCTATAAATGATATAGATGAGCATACCATAGAACAAATTCATTTTTTTAGAGACATAGATTTATCCCAGGTCAAAGTTTTTATGATGGATGATAAATTATCTGATCATGATTTATTTAAATGGCTAAATCAACACGGTGTACAATTCAAAACAGATTGTGAAAAACTGCCTCGCTCCAATTCTAGCAAAGGCAATGATCTAAAATTAAAAGTTAGAAGTGTAGTTTTTGGAGTTTGTTTTAGACATCAAAACACAATTCAGCACAAGTGCATTGGTGATTATGAATTGATTAAATACTTTAAAAATAATAATCAGATTGTAAACATATGATTAAAAAAATAACACAATTTTGGAAAGATAGTTACACATCAAACCCAACTGCATTTTATATGGAAATGATCAGTGCGGTTTTTGTTATAACCGGTAGTGCTATACTAACATACACAGTGTTAGATCCAAGACCAGATATATTTGTGCCTTTTTATTTTGTAGGCAGTGTAACAGGTTTAGTTGGTGCTTATCTAAGAACATTGCCATGGGTAATGGTATTAACATCATGGTTTAGTACAATGAATTTGATTGCATTGTATCAACTTTTTATATTATAATATAGACATGTCTAGCAGTATTAACACAAAAATAAAAGAATTAATAAAAAAAATTGAATATGCTGAACAAACCAACGAAGTACCAGAAAAGCAATACAATATAATGATTGATAATTTAAATCAACTTAAGAAAAAACAAAATGAATCAGATAAAGCAACGCATTAAAAATTGGAGTGATGACTTAGGACTATTAGATGGTCATAGTCGGTTAGAATACTTGGTTGATCTAGCCAAAGAATCAACTACAATGTCTCCTGAAAAACGCATCGATGAAAGACTAGTAAGTGGATGTATTAGTAAAATTTGGGTTGATGTTCAAGTAAATGACAATCAAGTCACGGTAGAATATGACAGTGATGCTATGATTACCAAAGGTATAACTAGAATTGTGTGTGAATGTGTAAATGGTAGTACAGTTGAAGATTGTAAGGAAATTGTTCCAGACGATTTTATGGATTTAGGATTTCAACAGTTGTTGTCAGCACAACGTAGAAATGGATTAGGCAATTTAATTAGTACAATTTTGACAAGATTTGACACATTAGCGTCAAAACAAACTAGTTAAATAACACAAAGGAAGGGTGGCTGAGCGGTTGAAAGCACTGGTCTTGAAAACCAGCATAGGGGCAACTCTATCGTGGGTTCGAATCCCACCCCTTCCGCCAGAAAAAAAGAAATAAAGACTTGATCTTTTGATAAAAATTTATTAATATATACATATGACCTACTATGTGAATCAATCCTGTATTATGTGTAAACACACTGACTGTGTAGATGTGTGTCCAGTAGACTGTTTTTACGAAGGTGAAAACATGTTAGTAATCAATCCTCTTGAATGTATTGATTGTGGAGTTTGTGAACCTGAATGTCCAGTTGATGCTATCAAACCCGACAGTTTTGATGAACCTGACAAACAGCACTGGCTAGACATAAACAAAAAGTTTGGAGAACAATGGCCAAACCTAGCAGAAATTATTCCAGCTATGCCTGAAGCAGAAAAATACGCCCCAGAAAATTACAACAAAGACAAAACAGAGTTATTCTCTGAAAATCCCGGAGGAAAAAAAGATGAGTGATAAAAAATTCAGTGAAAAATGGAAAGCTGAAAGAGAAGAAAAAAGAGCCGCCAAGGCCAAAAAACTAGGAAAACAACCCGAGCCAGGACAGACAATTACACAAGCACTTTCTGGAAATCAAATAAGAATTGACTTAGAGCAATTTAAAAATAGACATTTGTTTATTGCCACACCTGCATACGGAGGTATGGTAGGCGAAGCTTATCTTAAAGCCATGGTAAAAGTTGGAATATTATTTAAAACATATGGTTTACACTTTACACTGGCCACAATTGCTAACGAAAGTTTGATCACAAGAGGTAGAAACACTCTTGTTGCTATGTTTATGAGTGATCCTAAATTCACAGACATGATGTTCATTGATGCAGATATTCATTTTGATGCAGAGTCGATTATTAAAATGTGGGCAAAGAATGTTGACTGTATTGTTGGAGCTTATCCAAAGAAAACTATTAACTGGAAAGGTATTCATAAAGCAGTAACAGAATCAAACGCTGATGAAAATGAAATGGTCAAGCATCAAGCCTCATATGTATTAAATATGAGACCTGATGAAAACGGTAGAATTCCAATGACAAACGGTTTAATTCCAGTATATGATGGTGGAACTGGATTTATGATGTTTAAAAGAGAAGTAATTCAAAAAATGATGGACAAATGGCCTGATTTACATTATAAAAATGACTTAAACACTGATCCAAAATATGATCCTTACATGTATGCATTGTTTGATACAATCATTGATCCTGATACTAGAAGATATCTATCAGAAGACTATACATTTTGTAGAAGATACCAAGAACTTGGTGGCACAATTTGGTTAGACCCAACAATCAATCTAGATCATCAAGGCGCTTATCTGTTCAAAGGAAATATTGGTAATCAATTCACAGTCGGAACACCAGTGGAGCAACCAAAAGAAGAAAATTCTTCAGATGACAAGACAGACAAATCAGAATAATAGCTCTTGGATATCATGGACAGTTCCTCCAATACTTGCATTTGATTATATCTTAAAGATAGCTTTTTTTACAGTTGGCTTACCTTGGTTGTTTGGTGTAATAATAACACCTTTGGGGTTTTTGTTTAACTTTTTGATAATAGACTTTTTTGTTTATTCCGGGTACAAAGCAAGAGGTCTATTATGATTTATGCGCCTGTGGTGGAATTGGTAGACACGCTAGACTTAGGATCTAGTGCTTCACGGCGTGGGGGTTCGACTCCCTCCAGGCGCACCAACTGTTATGTTTAAAATACAAGATTTATATCAAATAAAAAATAAAAAAATCACACATATTCCAAAAAAGAAACACACTGTGAACTGGATAGGCGGCAGTTGTGTTTATAAGTTGCTAGTCAACAACAAATTGATTCATGTTGGAAGGTCTGACACTTGCAAAAAACATGGCGGCGCCGAAAAAACCAGAAAAGCTGTAGTACAACTGTTAGGATGGGAAGATCATAATCCAGGTATTTCCACTACAAAAATCTGGAAACAATTAAAAGAATCTTTAAATCCAGATCTGGATGACATAAGCATAGAAATCATCTTTACAGACAGCATAGATCGAGTGTATAATAAAGAAAGTAAAAATGTTTAAGAATCAAGACAAACTGTTACATTTAGTAATGAAAGAACTGTGTAGTTTTGCTGAAAAGCAAATCTTTAAGCAGTACCCTGACAATGTTTACAAATCACTACAGTATCTTGCCAACAATACTAAACAAATGAAACTGGAATATCAGGAGTTAAATACTATATACAAATGGTATAAACTTGATAGACCAAAAAGAAAACAACCAAAAGATATTGCCGAGAGTATGATGTATTACGAACAAGATACAAAAATGTTAGCCAGAGCAGTATCACTTCGAAAATTTAGCAAAAGATTATTTAAAGGAGGAGACTATGTCCCAGAAATCCAGCCTAATCAGGCATCACAGAAATCTATCAGAGAAGGTAGAAACACTAGAAAAGCAACGACTATATAAGCGTTCTTTTGAACACAAAGCAGAATTGCTAAAATTAAAGAAGGAAAAATTAAAAATCAAAGAACAGATTGATAATATTAAATAGCATATCATGTACGAATATAGATGTAAAATATTAAGAGTAATTGACGGAGACACTGTAGATGTTGATATTGATTTAGGCTTTGGTGTTTGGATGCACAAAGAACGTGTGCGTTTGCATGGAATAGACACACCAGAATCAAGAACCAGAGACAAAGTAGAAAAAAAATATGGATTGATGTCTAAGCAGTTTGTCAAAGATCACATGCCGGTTGGCTCTGCTCAAACACTAGTAACCATAAAAGATGCCACAGGAAAATTTGGTAGAATTCTTGGCAAGTTCAAATTAGAAGACGGAACAATTCTTAATGAGCTTATGATAAAAAAATATCATGCAGTGGCATATCATGGTCAGTCCAAAGACGATATTATAAACGAACATTTAAAAAATAGAAAACGTCTTGAAAACTAAATGTCTAACACTTTGGACCTACATGGTTATACCACATGGGAAGCATGGAAAACATTTAAATCGTGGATAACTGACAAGCAAAAGAATCAGTCAATTAAAAAAGTTGTTGTAATTACCGGAGACGGGGAAATCAAAAAAGAATTCAAGAAATGGTGTGAACCATTAAATTTTATTAGAGCAGTAGAATTGCACAGCACCGGCGGTGCATTTGTGATATATTTTTATAAAAACCGGAGAGAAATGTATGAAGGTAGTTTTAGTAACTGGAGGGTTTGATCCTTTACATTCGGGTCATATTGAATATTTTAAAGAAGCAAAGGAATTAGGTGATATTCTTTTAGTTGGAGTTAATTCTGATCAATGGTTAGTTAACAAAAAAGGAAAAGCATTTATGCCTTTCAAAGAAAGAGCATTAATAATACAAAATTTATCCATGGTCGATGGTATAGTAGCATTTGATGACAGCGATGGGACGTCATGTGGTGCTATATATAAAACACTAGCCACTGTTAAAGTTGATCAATTGATTTTTGCAAATGGTGGAGATCGTACAGAAAGCAATACTCCTGAATATTTGACATATAAAGATCGTGTTAAATTTGTCTACGGTGTAGGTGGCACTGATAAAAAAAACAGTTCCAGCTGGTTGCTTGAAAATTGGTCTCAACCAAAAGTTGAAAGACCATGGGGTTGGTACAGAGTGTTGCAAGATCGCCCCGGATACAAAGTCAAAGAACTAGTAATTAATCCTAAATCAAGTTTGAGTATGCAACGGCATTTTAAAAGAGCAGAGCATTGGTATGTGTTAAAAGGAACCTGTCATATCAAAACAGATGGTGTAGCAGGAATTCAAGAAAATAAAGTAGAACCACACAGCACATTCTCAATAGGCAAAGAAGTATGGCATCAAGGACAAAATAAAACCAATTATTTTTGTCATATATTAGAAGTACAGTATGGCAAAGAATGTGTTGAAGATGACATTGAAAGAAGATACGGCGGCGGATTTACTGTTGACGAAATGGTAACCACAACCAAAAATATCATACAAAGCTAGATGTACGTTTTTTGCATAACTGCCATAGAATATTAGCACTAGAAAAATCCAATTTTTTGTCATAAATTAATATTGAGAATAAAAAAGTTTTTCTAACAGCATTGTTAAAAAAATTGAGTACTATTAACTCAAGGCTACTGCCTTGTGGCAAAAAGGAGCAACAGATGAAGAAATTTTTAAAGTTTATCATGTCAATTCAGAAGTTACACATAATTGGCAACAAGAAAAATGTAAAAGAAGCATTCAAATACGTGTACTAATATGTGGCCTTACACTGAAGAAGAACTTGAATTTATAAATGGAAAATAGAAAGGACAACACATGCAAAAAGTATTTGAACATACTGCTAGAAGTCTCAGTCAGTTTACTAGTTTTATTAACAGCATTTTTACTAATAACGATGAAAACATTATCGATTTTTGTAGAGCTGAATATGGACGTGACTGGCAGTGGGCGTATTCTACTTACAAAAAGCAAGGAAGATTCCCAAATCACCTTGACACATATAGAAAAGCCGCATAATGCCTAAGTTTACTAACGAACATTGGGGACAGGCATTTCGAATGTATTGTAACACAACTGCCTGGGGTTACAAACCAACTTATAAACAATCAGGCAACAAACACACAGTAACTTGGGAGAACACAGATGAGAAAACCAATATGGGCGGGCAACATCAGAGTATTGCCCAGAAGCAAAAGGATATAAAAAATGTCAAAAATACTTAACTTTTTTACAGGATTATTTTCCTTTGACTACTATGATTATAGAAGAAAAGCTGAAGAAGAGTATCTTGCTCAATCAGTAGATCACTATGATCTTGAAAGACGTCAGCGTGAGTTGGCAACAAAAAAATTAATTTAATTTAGCGTCAAAAATAGCATTGACGCTAAATACCTTCATATGAAAATCAGTCATAATCCGTTGGTAAAAGTCATTGTTAAGGCTAGAATGTTCTATGCTGACATACGAGGTCATCATGGAAAAAGATGGAACTACGAGCCTAGTAGATACTATTTGGGTATGGCTAAGTCCAAAAAAGCTAAAAATATCTAATTATTTAACTGGACCGAGTATTTCAAAGCCATCAAACTTTGATTTGTATTCGTCGGCGCCGCCAAGATACAACCATTTGTATCCAAGATTTTTGTATAAAGCACATTCGTTTTCAAGAGTCTTAAATCCTAGTTTGAGTTCTGGATTTTTGTAGTCCCATGCAAATTGAAATGCTTCTACATTCTGCTCATCTTGGTAAAATCTTTTAATCAAGCTAAAAGCTACTAGGTTGTTATAGTGATAATATCCTATAACATCCATGTTTGGATCAAGGTATTCACTGTCAAAGATAGGTACAACACTTTTGAATTTTTTATGTTTGCAATATTGATAATAAATTGAATTCAGTTTGTCAATATTGGGATGGTCAATAAAGTCCCAATCAACACACCCAAGTTGATAGTTTGTTTTTTCTAAGTTTATTCTAGCATACAACATTTGTTACTTGACTTTTTTCTTTTATTTATATACAATAAATACATAAAGAACAAGAATAAAAATGGATATCTATACAATATACGCTGATCATAATGAAACTGTTGATGCTCGAACATTTGTTTTAAAAATGAGAGCATTTTTAGACATGCTTGTTGACCAGAAAAAAATGGTTTCATATAGAATTACTAGAATGAAATTGGGTTTTAGATCTATGGATTTACCTGAGTTTCGTATTGATATGGAATTTGAAAACATGCAACAGTTAGATGATGCAATGACTAATGTGTTAAAAAACAAAGATAATATTGAACAAAAGCATGTAGGATTTAATCAGTATGTTGATGTAGAAACAATACAGCATTTTTTATATAGGGACTTTCCAGATGACATATAAAGTAAACAGTTGGACAGAATTTCAACCATTGAAAACTCTAATGGTAGGATCTGTTTACAAGCAGAGTTTCTTTGATGGTATTAAAAATGATACTATTAGAGAAGGTTTAAAAGAAATAGTAGGTAGCACAGAAGAAGATATTGATAATTTTAAAAAGGTTATCAAAGATAAAGGCATTGAGTTGATACAATATACTCCAGATGAGTTAGGATATAAATCAAGCATACTCGATTATATTGACAACTCAGGAAGGATGGGAACACAAAACAATTTAAGTAGAGATGGATTCCAAAATGGAATACCAATTCCACCGTTGGCTGTAAGAGATGATGCAATTGTTATGGGAAATAAATTTCTTATTACTGATCCTTTCCCATATCAAATGCAACAAGCTCTTCCAGAGTATAAAAAACAATTTGCTAATTTTATTGATACAACAGTTATTATGAGAAAGTTGAATTTTCTCGTTCAGTTAAAAATATAAAAAACTGGGCAAAGAAAAATAGGTTGCAGATTGAAGAAGAAGATATTGCAAGATTACAAAATGAACAAAAATTACAATCTTTTTGTGCACCAAATTTGACTAGACTTGGTAAAAAAATATTAGTTGATGTGTGGCAAGCACCTCATATAATTGAAGAATTTTTAGAAAAATATTATCCAGAATATGATTATCAAAAGATTTTTATTGGTGGGCATAACGATAGTGTGTTTACAGTTCTGCGTCCAGGCTTAGTAATTGCATCTGAATGGTTAAAACCATATGCTGATATTTTTAAAGACTGGGATATTATTTGGTTTCATGAAACAGATTGGCAAAGAGTAGTTAACAAACAAGTTGGTATGAAGTATAATAATTCTGGATCGTATTGGTTTCCAGAAAAAGATAATAATGAACAGTTAGAAAATTTTATTAATAACTGGTTATCAACTTGGCACGGTTATAGTGAAGAAACAATCTTTGACGTTAATGTGTTGATGTTAGATGAAAATACTTGTATTGTTAATAGTAATAGTTCTTTCTTATTAAAAGAGTTAGAAAAAAGAAAAATTGAACCAATTGTTGTTCCTTTAAGAAATAGATTCTTTTGGGATGGTGGCTGGCACTGTAATACTCTTGACATTTACAGAGAAGGCAATTGCGAAGACTATGGTCTCTAAACAAGAAATACAGGATTGGATTTTTAATACACTATCAACACCTACACCAATTTTTAATAATCTGCCGGCTTGTCCATATGCTAAAAAAGCCTGGTTAGATGGAAAAGTAGAAATTGTTGATAAAGATTGGCAAATATTTGATTTTTCGTTGTTATTAACAGGCAAATACGACTTGTACATAATACCTTGTAATTCAAATTTAGAAGTAGAAGCGTTTGATCATTTAGTTGAACAAGTAAGAGAACATGTTGGCAACCAATACATTGTATTAGATGACCACCCAGATCACAAAGAACAAGTAAAAGAAATTGACTTAAATTTTGGTAAATGTCCTTTGATTTTTGTCCAATCTAGAGAAAAATTACAAGAAGCTAGAAAGTTCTTAGAATCAAAAGATTACTATAAAAACTGGGATCCAGAATACAAAAATGAAGTAACTGGGTTATAGATTGACAATTTTCAATTTCTATAGTATTATTAACACAATGTTTAACAAAGGTCTTGACGTCAACCCTTCTAATTCTGCCGTCTTTATATAGGAGAAAAACAATGGGAAAATTTTATTCAACTAAAACTTACGGCAATGACAGAGGATTGTCATGTGCGTTTAGACAATGGCGAGCAACACACTCGCACTGCTCATTGATTCATGGGTACAGTTTAGGATTTAAGTTTACATTTGAATGTGATGAGCTTGACGACAGAAATTGGGTGATGGATTTTGGCGGCCTTAAAGAAATGAAAAAATGGTTAGAACACATGTTTGATCACACTCTTTGTGTTGCCGAAGACGATCCTGAAAAAGAAAAATTACTATCTTTGTCAATGTCAGATCCAATGATTGCTGATGTAAGAATAGTTCCAAGTGTTGGTTGTGAGAGATTTGCCGAAATGGCTTATTTAAAAATGGCAGACATTCTTTTGAAATCTGCACAAGATAAAACATCACTTAATCCTACTGTACGTGTTAAAAGCGTTGAATGTTTTGAACATAGCAGTAATTCAGCCATATATGAACAATAAATAATAACATGTTCTTAATCATATTGACATTATTGTCAGCATTATCAATCAGTGCGGTAGCAATCTATTACAGTATTGCTGGACTGGCCGCTATCTTTGCCGGTGCTGTGATACCTATTATGGTTATGGGGTCTGTGTTAGAAGTTGGTAAATTGATTACTGCTTCATGGTTATATCAAAACTGGAGTCATGCTCCTAGGCTATTAAAATATTATCTGAGCTTTGCAGTTTTTGTATTGATGTTTATTACGTCAATGGGTATTTTTGGATTCTTGTCAAAAGCACACATTGAACAAACCAGTATGAGCACAGAACAGATTGCATTGATTGACACATTAGATGACAAAATTTCAAGGTCAAATTTAAAAATAGATCGTTGGACAGGCGAACTAGATCGCTTGATGAAAGGCGAAGATGTCAGAGTAGACAATCTAATTGCACAAGAACAACAAGTACTAGATGGCATATACACAAAAATCAAACAAGAAAAAGATGATATTCGAGTAGATTTTGATAAACAAATTGAACTACAGAACAACAGATTAAAACAAGCACAAGAACGTAAAGAGGCTGACATAGCCGCGGCACAAGAACGTTATAAAACTGCATTTAGTAAAAAAGGTTTAGATGAAGCAATAGCCCAAGCCAAAGCAAATGAGCTTTCTGTTGCATCAGCAGTACAAAAAGAAATACTACAGATTAATAATGCGTTAAATGATACACTTGCTGGTGTTGACAGCAAATATGCTGATGAAATTACAGATATACAAAACAGAATACAAGATCTAAGAAATCAAGCAAATACCAAAACACAAGATATTGATGTTAGAATTTCTGAACTTGAAACTTTTATTGACACAGAGCAAACAGCAATTGACGGTGTTAGAGAAGAAAAATTTTTATATGAAAAAGAATACAGAAAATTAGAAGCAGAAGTTGGGCCTATCAAATACATTGCAGAGTTTATATATGGTGAAACAGCAGACCAGACACTGCTTGAAGAAGCAGTTCGTTGGGTAATTATCATTATTATTGTTGTGTTTGATCCACTTGCAGTCCTAATGCTGATTGCGGCCAATTACAGTATCAAAAGAAAGTATGGAAAAACACTAGAAGATTATGCTGATAGTTCTTTTAAATCTAAAAGATCAGATATTAAAAAAATGAAGCAGGATCTTGCTCGTTTCAATGAGCTAAAAGAACATGAAGACCATTTCAAAGAATATGAACAAGCTCGTGCTGAAAAAATAGATGCTAACGAACCTCCAGAATTTGATAACACACCAATGACTGAAGAAGAAGAGTATAGAAACGCTGGCATCAGCAAAAAAGAAATACAAGAGCTCAAAGAAAAAGAATTTGAAAAACGTGAAGAAGAATGGAAAGAAAGTTTAGAAGAAATATCAAAACAAGCACGTGACGAAGATAATGAAAAACCAGATAATCCAGAACAATCAGAACTTTTTGAAAAATCATCTATAAATTTAGACGATGTAAAAAAAAAGGATTAGAAGATCCTGAAATTGTACAAAATCCAAGAAAATTTTTTGAAAACAAGAAAACACCTGAAAAAAGAACACTTGACATCAAAGAGAATGTTAATATAAAATTAAATGAAGTAAAGAAAAGAATAAACATGGAAGGCATGAACAAAGTAACACAAGCAACTCTAGATTACGGTCCAAAATCAACAAATGAATACACAAAATCTAAAGAATGGATAAAAAAGTGGTTAGACGATAATAAATGAGCAATACAGTAGAAATGAAATGCTCATTCTGTGAAAAAACACGAGCAGATGCAAAAAAATTAATAGCAGGACCACAGCAAACATTTATATGTGATGAATGTGTGGTACTGTGTTATGATATTCTAAAAGAAAACAAAACTCCAGATGAAGTTGGAGAAATTGTTGTTCCGGATCCTAAAAAATTAAATGAATTTTTAAATCAATATGTTATTGGTCAGCAACAAGCAAAAAAAATTATCAGTGTTGCAGTATACAATCATTACAAAAGAATATTTAATAATCTATCAACAAAACA